GTAGCAACCGAGCGAACTCAGTCGGGGATAGTGATTTCTCCGCTATCTGATCCCGGCAAATCGCCGCAATCACTGTCACCAGTTTCATCGGATCGTTCCTCAGCGGCCCAAGAGGATCCGCTTCGAACCCGACCAGATTGACTCCGTGCTCTTCGCGAATCTCCGAAATCGTCGGCGCGTCCAATTCCACTCGCCACTGATTTCCTTTTCGATCCGTGAATCCCGCCATGTTTTACCTTTTCGAAAGGCAGCGATTTTGCGACGTGCTTTCCTCGCTGCGTGAGTGATCCTGATTCGTCAGTAAACCCGAGTGCCTTAAACGTTCTCCCAGCAGCATCGATCTGCTTTTCAGAAACTCCGACAGGTTCCACGCCTTGGAAGATCGCTGCCAGCACTCGTTTATCATCATCATTCAACCGCATGACTTGCCCCGATTACGGTGAAGCGTCCTGAACGCCGACGATCTTGAGAGTGTAGGTCTCAGTCGTCGTTGAATTTGCTTGGCTGGCCTTCAGGTTCGTGATCGGGTCACCAGCGAAAGGATTTGAGGATCCGCCTTCGATGTCCCAGACCTGCGGTACGTTGGCCACGAGATCGATTTCCGCGATAACATCCGCCGCCGCATCCAGAAACTGAACGTTGGCCGTTGTTCGCAGCGCCTTGTCATTTGTTTCCAGAATCACCGCAACGATGTCAGAGTTGTCGCCATCGATCGCGAGGTTGATTGCTTTTTGAACGCAGGCCGTGATCGCTGTTGTTGCGATTGGCAGGTTATCACCAATCCCGCTGTCAATCGGTACTGATGTTCCGGAGACAGTTCCGACAGTGACGGTTCGCTGAACTCCACCACTCCAGTACACGTCAATGATCTGTCCGTCGGTGATGCCATGGCCGGAACCCAACGTCAGCGTGCCGGTGTTGTCGTCGGTTCGCGTCGACAGTGTTCCGGCTTTTGCTGTGTTCAGCGTATCCTCAAGGGCGATTGAACCACTGTTCGTTCGCAGAATTGGAGCAGGCTGAATACTGATGCCTCCCCCACTGATTGACTGCCCGTGTGTTACCGTTCCCATATTCCCCAGCTCCGAAGAGATTGTGTTGAATTCAAACAGACACGATTACGAGTTCAGGAGCGGTTCCCGCAGGCTCGCAGACAACGCAACAACTTCGATGTCGGCCGTTTGCTCGCCCTTCAGCGGAGCCCCCTGGGTAATCTTGATAACGCAGTCAGCATCAAGGCCGGTCATTCCGGTGTAGGAAATGAATCTCAACGCGATCGGGTTTCCAGTTGCCGCTGCTGCCCTGAATGCAACGATTGCCGAATCATTTGAATCGACAATTACATTGAACGTGATCTTTCCAGTCAGCGCGGTGGCCTCACCGGTATTGATTGGCACTGCGGAGCCATCGCCGGCTGATGTGGTCGATCCGGTTTCGACGTCGATATCAAACGACGCGTCAACACGCTTTGTGACCTGTGTTGCGGCTGTGCTGCCTTTGGTGCCGTAGTACAACAGCCCCTGATAACCCATCTTCTTCGCCATCGATTAAACTCCTCAGAGGTTGCTTTGTTTACTCACCAATGGAGCCGCGAAACGACTCCGCAAAACGATCTGTGTTCGCCAGAAGCCCCGGACCTGATGTCGGTCGAGCTTCGTATGTGTTCTCTTTTCGTCGACCACCAAACTCATGAGCCTCCATCGCATCCCCGACGAACGAATACCGAGGCCCGATGATTGCGTTGTCTTGTTCGACGGCAGCAAAGATTGAATTCTTGACGTTACCCCGTTTGCCTCGTGTGGATACTGGCTCGCCAGGATCCGAAGCATCCGGAGACTTCTTGATTGACTCGCGAATGTATTTCCTGATGGAAAACGCTGCGTGCCGGATACTGCTGTAGATGCCTCTATCCGCCGCCTTTTCGATCGGCTTCGTGTCAACCTCTGATTTGAAGGTGAACCCGAACATCAATTCGCCTTCGATACGTCATAACGAACCCGAACCACGCCCAGAAAAACACCTTCGCGAAGTCGCTTGTAATCGCAGTATGTTCTGACTGTCGCATCCATCCAGTTTGCGACAATTGAGCCAGAGAGAGTCACTGCCGTGTCCCTGTCACCTGAAAACAACTCGTGAATCTGCTCAACCAATCTCACCAGCGGATCAACTGACGTTTTCTTCAGTCGACCCGCTTTTGCACCTGATGTTTCTTTGTCGCCTGGCTCAAACCGTTTGCGAATACAAACGTCAACTGCTGGCTCAGTGTTGATCGTTCCGACTGCGTCTAAATCAACCAAATCGCCGGCACTCATCGCCGGCACCACATCAACCTCTAGTGCCTTGATGTCCTTGAAATCGTCGTCCCAGTCCGGATATGAACGCACGGCAGTGAATGAAAGCGTTCCCAATTGAGACGCCTGCTGCGCAGTGTTGACCACCGTCGTTAAAGCGTCAGCAAGTAGTATCGGAACCGCACTCATTCGACTCTCTTCGTGTGACAGATCCACTCATATCCGCCGGCCTGAAGTTCGACCGAGTTTTTGTTTTCATCTGGCGGCTGAATCTCGAAGACCTCAGTGCCTTCCAAAATTCTGTCGCCTGTCCTGGGTTCAACCGTGTCGCCATCGATCACCACTGAGGAAACCGGCAGAACGAAGTCTCGCATTGTGATACTGATCGGAATTCCGTTTCCGTCGATGGTCTTGTGTTCAACGTCGTTTCGCCGTGCTGTGATCGATGCAGACGAATAGATTCCGCGAATGAAGGTGATTGGAACGCCAAACGTTCGATTCAACATCGGCACCGCTCGAGCCTGAAACCTCTGTTCAAATAGCGATGGCATCAGCCGCCCCCGGGTGGAATCAGTTTTGTGAACCTGAGCCCCATGTGTGGCTTCGACGCCGCCCGTTTACCAATCAAATAACCATCCGCTTCGATCAGGTCTTTGATCGGTATGTTCTTTTGCGAACGATTTCCCTCTGCCGTTTCACTAACCATTCCGAGAGCCACAAGCTCGACAGCATCCTCTACGGTTGTTGGCTCTGTCATGTCTGTGGCTCCGGAATGAATAGGCGAAAACGACTGTCAGCAGATTATGTTGCGGCTGTTGAAACAGTACCCTGCAACGTTGGCGTGTGCAGCACTTTGCAAACCGTGTTTGCACCGCCGCCCGCGTCTCCCACAACGATACCGAACATCGCGTTATTCGTGCTGGTCGTAGTGACCTTGGTTGGCGTCGCGTCGTCCCACCAAACCTTCGCGCCAAGCACTGAGTTCTGCAGGCTGATGATGTCGTAGACACCTCCGCCGCATGCTAGTGCTCCGAGAGCGTTATTGGCGATTGGGCGATGAGCCACGCAGGCCAATGCTCCAGTCCCTCCGGTGTTTGTGCCGATTGTGCCGAGGACAACAATGTCCCCTGCTTCCACATCGCCAGCCGATGGCGTGTAGTCAATCATGAGTGGTTCGCCGTGGCGAAACGTTGCGTTTCCCATTTCTATGCCTTTGCTTCAACAGGAGCGGGGATGGTTGATTTTGTGAGATAGTCACGATCGAACGTGCTGCCCCAACTGACGTCATTGGCGAAATCAAATTCGCCGCGATGATCCACGCGAACTTTTCGAGTGGCTCCAATCTTCAGGCCCATCTCATGACAGAGTCGCGAGAAGTACCAGTCCTCCGGCTCAACCTGCACTTCGTAGCGGTCAAGCCCTTTATTCCAGACTATTCGATCGTTGATTGTGAATGAAACTTTGCGAGCCCATTGCGGGTCAAATTTGCACACCCAGCAACCTGTGTTCAGCAGCAGTGAACCGCCGACGTCCGCGCTGGTAAAGGTCTCTGGAAGACTCAGCAGCTCCGTCATTGAAATCCGACATCTCGGCTTCCAAGTGTCGACGCCGTCAATGGCAAGTGATGTCACGCCGTTGCCGTCCTTAATCGGGACCGCAACGCCGAGCACATCAAGCCCCCGGGCTTCAATCTCTTCAATCAGAGTGTCGAGCCAGAATTCAGCAGGCCCGATATCGTCGTGGAGCATCGCAAAATATTGGATGTTGTCACCACGATGGCAGGCATTCAGGGCAGAGCACCAGAGAGCGTTGAAATTCGCTGCCAGTAAACTGCCGCTGCGATACTCCACCATCACGTTGGACATATCCTGACGCGCTCGCCACAGCCCGCGCCCTGCTTCAGCAGTTTGGCGGCCATAACCTGGCATTCCAAGAAATACTCGTGGTGGTGATTGAGTCATGCTTACTTCTTGTCGTCTGACTTTGCTGGTGTTTTCGTTTCTGCTTTTGGCTCTGGCTTCGCGTCTGCCGCTGGTTCAGCGATTCCAAGGTCGACCATCCGTTTGCCGGTCTCGGCATCGACGTCGCCGGTTTGGCCTTCCGTCAATTTGCAGCCCAGCGATTTTGCCGGGCTTCGCAACATTGTGATTTTCATATGAGACTCGCGTAAAATGATTTGAGAGAAAGGACGGGGCCGCACTCGACCCCGTCGCTATGCTGCCACACCGTGGCTATTAGCTCGCGCCGCCGTCCGCTCGAACACCGCCGCGGTATTCCTGCATAGCAACGCCCACAGATGACTTGCCACGCATCTGGATTCCCAGCACGTTGAAGTCCGCGTCGGCCGTTTCAACGATCGGCTCAACGCGACCATTCAGCGCTGCGATCTCGATCACAGGCATGTCTCGTGGATCTGCGAGCATGTACCACGCAGCCGCTGAGTAACCGGTGTACGCCGAATTGCTCATGTATGGAGACGACTCAACACGGAATCGACCGGCAAAGACATTCACGTCTGACTGGCCTGTAGTTGATCCGCTCTGCACTCGGCTGAGTGGATCGGTCAACGCCAGTGCCTTGTTCTTCAGTGGTGTTGGCACAAGAAGAATTTTGGCCATCAAGCCAAGCGGCTTGCCGTCCGGGTCAGTCTGGTCATTGAAGATCGTCTCAGTGGCATCGAGCCCACCGAGCGTGATATCCGCAACGGCAGTATTGACGTTGTTGCGGCCGGACGTAAAGAACGCAGAGTTGTTCAGGAACACTGTCCAGAACAAATCGTTGAGCTTCAACGCAGCACCGCGACCGAGTCGGCGAGGAACAACAGTCAACGCCCCAAGGTCATCATTGACGATGTCCTTTTCGGTAACCGCCAACATTCTGGCGTAGATGTCCGCCTGATTGTTGTATGTCTCGTTTCCGAGTGTTCCGTGTTTGATCTGTCCATCGGGGCCAAGTGGCAGATACTGCAAGTCGCCGGTGAGCGAAACAGTGGTAATCTGCTTGTAGTCTCGCACATTCTTGACCGGCGCGATTGCCATCGGCGTCATGTCGACAGCGTTCCAGCCTTCCATGAGGAACTTATTGGCGACATTCGACAGGACCGTGCTGATATCCAGCGTGCTGAAGCCAGTCGCATTGATCATGCGATTGCCCTGCATGTTGAACGCAGCCCGCTGAACGCTCATGTTCACTTCCGTGGCGTAGTTCGCACGGTAGCCGTTCTGCTCAGCAGCCAGCAACAGGAGTTGCTTCAGGCCAATATTGCCCTTGAACTGATCGTGAGCAGCCTGAAGAGTCTGATCGTCGAAAGCCTTTTCGTGGCCTTCGAGTCGTCCAGCCTGGCAGATAGCGGCCTCAATCACACGGTTGCTGATTCGAGCGTCGCGAGTCTGACGACCAGTGATCCGCTGAGGAGCTGGTGTTGAGGCTTCGTACATTTTCAGTCGAAATTCCTGAGCGCTCATGCCCGCTTCAACCGCGTGGTTGTACATTTTCTCGACTTCTTCGATTTCGTCGACGTCTGAGCATCGCAGCTCAATCTGACGATCTGCGAATTCTCGCATTTCCTGGCGTCGCTGTGCTTCGAGCTTGCGAGCTTCGAACGGATCGGATGCCTTGATCGTCTTGGCAATTTTGGCCTTGCCATTGTAGTTAGCTTCGATGACTTCCAGTTGCTCTGGTGATGCGGCTTCGATGTCAATGCCCATCGCTTCAGCCCATGCTTTTACTTCGGTTTTCATTTTCTTCCCTTTGCCTGCGGATGAAGCGGCAGACGCCGCAATCGTGGCGGTTGTGTTGTCGTCCGCACCATGCGAAACGAACGCGAAACCTTTCAGAGTTCCCGTGCGCGTGATGTACGCAGGGCCTTCAACTTTTTGGCCGTTGACCATTGCGGTCTTACCTTTGGCCAGTTCTTCCACGCGATGTGGTTTCACTTCCACCGACGTTTGCCATTGATAGCCCTCGTCGGCAGAGTTAATGACTTCGTCGCGATATGGAGTCGCCGCGCTGGCTTTGCCTGCAGCGTTCAATTCTTTACCGTCATTCGTGATGTCAAAATTTCCGACTCGCTGGTTCTGCTTGTGGTCGAGATTTGCAACGAGAACCTTGCTCGTCTTAAGCCCTGCCAAATCGATGACAACAGGCAAATCCCAACCCGCAACCTGCACAGGCCCGCCTGTGTAAATCGTTGACGTGAACGACCGCGGGCCCTTTGGCTTGTCAGCGTCGGCCGCCTGGATCTCAACAGTCGATTCAATACCGATGATTGCGTGGTTAGCCATTGGATGGCGTCTCCTGTGGCTGTTGTGCTGGCGGTTGCTCAGACGGATCTGGCTTCACGTTTGGTTCTAGTTTGAACATGGTCGCGACGTACGGAATCACGTGTTGAGGCATGTTTTGAATCAGTTTGATCATCTTCATCTGGTCGATGCTGATGCTGTAGAAATCGGCTTCTTTCTGAAGCTCATCCTCTGGGTCGAGTCCGCTCGCGATGTGTTCTGCTGCGATAGACGAACTGCCGTTCTTCAGTTTCTTGTCTGCTGCGTCTGCTTCGGTGCCGATGTCCGCGACTTGATGTTTAGGCCAGTCCCAAATGTGTGCTCTAACGCCTTCGCTGAGTGCATCCGGATTACCACCGAGCCAACCGTACGTCATCACCGCCTGATCGAACCAAACCGCAAAAATCGGATCCAGAACGCAATCGTTGCAGTCTTCCCGATCAACATCCAGATGACCGTAATACGTCTGGTGATCGAGTCGACCAGAGGCGTAGTTGTAAGACGATGAATCGCACTTCGCTTTGTTCAATGGCATCGAGATCGGTCGAGCCTGTTCGCTTACCAATGACCCAACGAACTCTTTGTGCGTCGACGTCGGCTGTTCGGCTTTTGGCTGCCGCATGTCATAGCCCTGTGGCATCCCGATCATCATGCCTTTGGCGATGTCGAGCGTTGACATTGGCGAAACGGTGTCCATTTCGTCAGGAGGAAATGCCGTCGCCAAAAGCAGCGTCACGTTTGCGATGTTCTCCGCCGCCTGAACTGTGGCTTCCCGATATCGCCGCGATGCAGCTCCTAGATTCAAAGTCGACGTGCAAGCAGGGATTCCGCGATGCTGGCCGGGGCGTCGCATCTTGAACCAATGCGACACAAATTTGGCGGGAATCTTTTCGGACTTGCCGAAAGCATTTAGCCCAGTCAGGTTCGATCCGGGATGGTACGTTACAAATTCATACCACTCTGGATTTCCGAACTCATCGAACTGCATGCCGTCAATTCGACCAGCCTCACCATAAGGAAGCCATGGCGATTGACATTGCTCGGTTTCGTGCAATACCCAGTCCAGCTTCACCCGATGCTTTAGCTTGCCGTTGCGGCGAATAACGCCAAGCCCTTCACCGTCCTGATGTTTCGCATGGGCCAAACACCACAATTTGCGGCGAAACTGAATCTCTTTGCACCAGTTGAACCAAGCCAGTTCAACCATCCTGTTGAAGCCATCGCTGCCGGTCTGCATTCGCAGCGTCGGGCCGATTCCAATCAGGTCTGTGGCGTAAGTTTGGGCGATGCCGTCTGAGTAGCCGTTGTTCGCGACGTCATAACGAGACCGCTTTACAAGCGTGTTTCGGACTGCGAATGAGTTGGCCGAATCAGCATCAAGTGCGTCTGCGGGAGCCCAATAGTTTTTGAAATCGTCGGATGATCCAGCAGCGTCGTAAGTGGCTGCGATCTTGCGGCGGTTCTGCATCTCGCTGAACTGCGAGGCGAACAATTCACCGAGCCCCTGACGTGACTTACCAGACGTACGTGCGATGGCTCGCCCGTGTCGATCAAGTATTGCAGGAGGTTGCGGAGATTTGACCATGCCCGCATGATGCGCGGGCAGTAGTCAGTTGCGGAAGATGCTACGTGGGTGTTGATTCCATGTGTGGAAATGTCACATCGATCGAACATCAGCTCTATTCAGTCCGGAATCGTTGCACATGATTGCCAGAACGGCCTCAACCATTCCGTAGATC